CTAACGGAGTTTATTTCTTTGGAGTACAAGCTGAGTCAGATGCAAGCCGTCAGTTTATGACTTCATACATTCCAACAAACGGAAGCCAAATAACACGTTTAAAAGATGCAGCATTTGGAGCTGGTAGCTCAGATTTAATAAACTCAACAGAGGGTGTGCTATATGCAGAAATAGCTGCTTTAGCTGATGATTTGACAAATAGAGAAATTACTATCAGTGATGGCTCAACTCAAAACTATGTTATGATTAGGTTTAATAGTGGCAATAGTAATTGGATTTATACACGAGTTAATTTAGGAGGTGATTATGAATATTTTAATATAGACGCAAGTCATATTATCACTGATTTTAATAAGATTGCTTTAAGATTCCAAGATAACAATTTTGCTACTTTTATAAATGGAGTAAAAATAAATTCTCAATTAAGCGGTAACGCGTTTGGAGTAGGCGTATTAAATAAAATTAGTTTTGATGGTGGTACTGGTGGTCAGTCTTTCTTCGGTAAAACTAAATGCGTAGCAGTTTTTAAAGAAGCTCTTACAGATGCGGAGCTAACTTGTTTAACAACAATATAAAATATAATTATGAAAATAGGAAAATACGAGTTTGATTCTAAACAACAATTTGAAACTAAAAAAGCTAGTCTAGGAGTGGCTATAGATGAAGACGGAAACGAATACGATACACATAAACATTCACTAGTGGAGCTTGGTCACGTTGTTTTGACTAAAGGAGAATATAGTGAGAATGGAACTGAGATAACAGCTCCAGTTTTATCTAGTAAATACCATATAGATGCAGCTTGGGACTTAAACGATACTTATAACGATGAAGGTGAAATAGTGAAAGCTAAGCACCCTTATGGTTGGGCATCTCATTCTATAAATATAGAGAATAATGGTATGCATTCCTTTTTAGGTTTAGATTATTTAGATTATAAAATATAGATCTGTAAACACTTTCAAAACAAAAGCGTAGTAATACTGTTTTTAAATAAAGTACAAACCTATAAAAATACCTAATTTATGAATGCAAAAGACACTTTGAAAAAAATAGCTGAAGCTCTGAATATTGTTTCTGGTGAAGCTAAAGAAATTGTATCTGACGTAGTTACTGAAGTTAAAGAAGTAGCTACTGAAGTAAAAGAAACTGTATCTGAAGTGATAGAGGACGTTAAAGAGGTTACGGAAGACGCTAAGGACGCTGTCCTGGAAACTGTAGCCGATGTAGTGGAATCTGTAGGGGAAACAGTAGAAGACGCTGGTGAAGCTATACAAGAAGTAGCTGAGTCAATAGATCCGACTCCAGAGCCTAAGAACTCTAGAGTAGATGAGCTGGAGAAACAATTAGCTGATTTGAAAGAGATCTTAAAAAATGCAATGACGCAACCAGAAGTTATTGAAGCTCCAATAGTAGAAGCTCCAGAACCTAAAGGTTTAACTCATTCACCAGAAGCTCCAGTAGCTAAGAAGGCTGCAAGTGGAGTAGGACGTAAAGGAGGCTCTATTCAGGAAAGAGTTAACCGATACATTAATAACAACTAATACCAATAAATAAACAATAATAATTAATTTAAATTTTAAACTATGGCAACTACGACGTCAATTACTACTAGCTATGCTGGTGAAAAAGCAGCTGGTTTTATCTCAGCGAGTTTATTAAGTGCTCCAACTATCGATAAAGGTGGAATCACTATTAAACCAAACGTAAAGTACAAGCAAGTGATGCAAAAATTAGCAATTGGGCAAATTATCGCTGATGCTTCTTGTGATTTTACAGCAACTAGTTCAGTTACTTTAACTGAGCGTTATTTACAACCAAAAGATTTTCAAGTAAACCTTGAGCTTTGTAAGAAGGATTTTGAATCGGATTGGTTAAGCATTGAGCAAGGATTTTCTAGCTTTGATGAATTACCTAAGTCTTTCGCTAACTACCTAATCGGACACGTTGCTGGTAAAGTAGCTGCTAAGATTGAAAACAATATCTGGAATGGTGCTGACTCTGTTGGTTCTGGTGAATTTGATGGACTTGTTAACTTAATGACGGCTGACGCTGACGTTATTCTTTTGGACGGATCTGGAGCTACCAACGCTTCAAATATTATCTCAGAATTAGGAGCTGTAATTGATGCAATTCCTGAGACTATCTACGGAAACGAAGGACTAAGTATCTACATCTCTCAAGCTGACGCACGTTCTTACGTAAGAGCTCAAGCTGCTTTAGGATATAAAGATCTTTACCACGTTGGACAGACTGAAATGGATTTCGAAGGTGTTAAATTATTTGTAGCTAACGGTCTTAGTGCTGGAGTTATGGTAGCTGGAGAAAAAGAAAATTTATCATTCGGTTGCGGTTTGCAAAATGACCAGAATCTTGTGAAATTGATTGATTTAGCTGACATTGATGGGAGTCAAAATGTTCGTGTAGTTATGAGATATTCAGCTGGTGTTCAGTACGCTATCGGATCTGAATTAGTTTTGAGAACTGTATAGATTAATTAGAATAAACAAATGAGATAGGAGGGTGTAAAAGCCCTCTAAGTCTCTAATAATCAATAACTTAATACATAAAATTATGGCTTGCAATATATCACTAGGTCGTTTAGAAGGATGTAAAGACTCAGCTGGCGGTTTGAACGCTATCTACTTCGTAAATTTCGGAGCTGCTGGAGTAATGACTACATCTGATGAAACTATCACAGAGGTGGCTAATGCTGGTACGGATGCTTATAAGTACGACTTAAGAGGTGCTTCTACGTTCGAACAATCATTAACTAGCTCTAGAGAGAATGGAACTACATTCGCTGAACAAACGTTAACTGTATCTTTGAAAAAACAAGATGCAACAACTCACAAAGAAGTTAAATTATTAGCTTACGGACGTCCACATATCTTAATTGAAGATAACAATGGAGACATCTGGGTAATGGGTGAGGAATTTGGAGCTGAAATGAACGCAACTACATCGACTGGAGCTTCTTTAGGAGACAAATCTGGTTATGAGTTAACTTTCGCTGCAATGGAAAAAGGATTTGCTAAGAAGTACGAAGGTACTTTCGCAACCGACTTCACTGTAACTTTAGGAGCTTAATATACCTAAACTTACTTACTAACTATAAGAGCTACCTTAATCGGTGGCTCTTTTTGTATTGTATTGGGTAGAATATTGTTTTTAAATAAAGGACTTATGAACTATATAGATATAAATGAGGGCGGCTTTCAGAGCTTATATATAAACTTAAACTTTGAGACTAAGTCATTGACTGTCTATCCCTCCTTTACATTCAATATGTATAAAGACGGTAATAGTACAGCTTCAGCTACATTTAGCCCTTACGATGACGGAAACGCTTTTTTCGCTCAAGAAACTATTGACTCATATTACAATAGACTTATTTTGAATTTAGATGACGCTGGATTCAGTGACCTGGAAGATGAAACCTCTTACTTACTAGAATGCATTAAAGATGGTAAAATTTTATATAGAGGTAAAGTACAAACAACGTCTAGAGACTTAACAAACTACTCAGCTAGTGAGACAAAATATACTCAGAAAGTAACGAATAATAACTATACAATACTAGAATAATGAATTTAGATTTAATCAATTTATCAGCTTACGAGATGCCACAAGCTATCGAAGATAAGCAAAAGGAATATGTAGCTTATGGTGAAGATAATAACTACTACGCTTTTTTAATACAGCAATATCTACAGTCAGCAACCAATAACGCTGCCATAAGGTCTATCAGTGATTTAATATATGGTAAAGGATTAGCTATAGAAGGCTCTGAGATCGATTCTAAGGAGGTTAAAGAACTTCGTAGTGTAATAGGACACCGATGTCTAAAAAAGATCATTCTAGAGCGTAAAATGTTAGGTCAATCAGCTATGCAAGTTATTTACAATAAAGCTGGAAACAATAGGAAAGTGGTCAAGATAAAGCATTTCCCAATTCACACTTTAAGACCAGAAAAAATGGATGCTGAAGGAGTGATTAATTGTTACTACTATCACCCAGATTGGTCAAATAAAAAACCTTCAGATAAATTGACTAAGATACCTACATTCGGAAACTCTAAGGAAGCTGTTGAGTTAATGATCATTAAACCTTATGTAAGTGGATACTCATATTTTAGCCCAGTAGGATACTCTGGAGCTTTACCTTATTGTGAGCTTGAAAACGAAATTGCTGACTACTTATTAAATGAAGCTAAAAACTCATTTTCTGGTACTAAGGTGATAAACTTTAACAACGGAGTGCCTAGTGCTGAGGAAAGAAATCAAATTACTAGAGACGTTAAAAATAAACTAACTGGATCTAGAGGGCAAAAAGTAATCGTAGCTTTCAATGAGTCAGCTGATAATCAAGCGACTGTTGAAGATATATCTTTAAATGACGCACCTTCGCATTATGAGTACCTCGCAAATGAGGCAATGCACAAAATTCTCGTAGGTCACAGAGTGACGTCCCCTATGTTATTGGGTATAAAAGACGGAGGTAATGGACTAGCTTCTAACTCAGATGAGATAATGGTGGCTTCGCAGTTATTCAATTCTACAGTTATTAGAACGTTCCAAGATGAAATATTAGATTCTATTGAGGAAATTTTAGAGCTTAACGGTGAAGTGCCAGAACTTGTTTTCGTAACTAGTCAACCTGTAGAGTTTACTGATGAAGATCAAGAAGTAGAAGATTCTGAAGATAAAGACTCTAAGAAGGCTGTTAAAGACGCTAAGAAAGATGAAGATGATGAAAATGATAAGGAAACTAATTTAAGCTCTCATAACCCTCTAAAAGAAGCTGTGAGGTATGCTATGGAGTTACA